ATGAAAAAGTACAAATTAACGAATGAAACGATTGTACACTTCGGATTTACACTTTATCGAATTGAAGCTTTAATGGATTTTCCTGATGTGAAGGTTGGCGATAAAGGAGGGTTCGTGCAATCCGAGAATAATCTCTCACAACTTTGTAACGCTTGGGTCTATGGTAATGCTAAGGTCTATGGTAATGCTAAAGTCTATGACAATGCTAAGGTTTATGACAATTCTGAGGTCTATGGCGATGCTGAGGTCTATGACAATGCTGAGGTCTTTGGCAATGCTTCTGTCTGTGGCAATGCTTCTGTCTGTGGCAATGTTAAGGTCTTTGGCGATGCTGAGGTCTATGGCAAAGCTGAGGTCTATGGCAAAGCTGAGGTCCGTGGAGATGCTAAGGTCTATAAAAATAGCGATTACATTGTATTCAAAAATTGGTGGAGCAGTGGACGATATTTCACGTGGACACGTAGTAATAAAATGTGGAAGGTAGGCTGCTTTTATGGCAATGGTGAAGAGCTAATAAAGAAAGCTTATGCTGATAGCGAAGAAAGCGGAAGAGAATACGAACGCGTGGTTAAATACGTGGAGAGCATCCTTGCTGACGAGTTAAACAAATAAACTAACAAAATGGAAATAAGACTAAAGCGCGTGCCTTTCAATATTGAACTGGCGAAGAAAATTACATATGGGAAAATCAAAGGAGCTAAAATAATGACAGGTTATGGTCAACCTGTACGTATCCTTTGTTTCGACCTAAAATGTTCTTATCCTATTGCAGTTGCCGTGTTACATAACAACGGACAAGAATCAATTTGTACATTTACAGAAAAAGGTTACTTTTTAAATTTATTAAAAGGAGATAAAGATGACATTTGCCTTTATGTACCCACCTACTACCGCGACTACTCCAACTTTGTGCCGCAAAAGTGGCAACCTTGTTTGGTGAGAGATTGCGATGATGAACCTTGGAATGTTTTGGCCTGTGCTGGAAAGAATACTGATGGTGATGTGCTATTTTATGGTCCAGGACGCCAAAAATACACTTGGGGAGACGTCCTTCCACTATCCAAAGTTACCGAACGCTTGATAGGCACCACCAAGAGCTACGAGCAACTGATAAAAGAGCTTGACAAAAATGGGCAAGATTAAATCATGTGACGGGCAAGGCTGCAAGGAGCGCAAGGCTTGTTTGCGCTTTGCACTGTCGCATACAGAACATGATAAAAGCAACATTCACGAGGGTTGCTATTTCACAAGGCCGAACGGGCGCGACTGCCCGATAATGATTAAACAGAAAACAATATAGGCAATGAGCGAAAAACGTGTTAAAGCCTACCTCGCTACTGACTTTGACGGAAGCAGCGCACTATACTTCAGCAAACCTAAATGCTACCAAACGAGCGATGGAAGCGTGTTTTTCTACAGCAGTCTTGGAAGTGCTTATATCGGTAAGGAATTACTTGCTGATGTTAAGCCACAGCCAAACGAAATGATAGAAGTAGAAATAGTTATTAACAAGAAAAACAATTAAAATCATGACGAGACTTTTAGTAGAGTATCTGAAAGATCTGTATGCAGTGCTTGATAATGCCATACAGAACTCTGACCATACAGAACTCTGACCATACGGATTTTGACCAGTGCTATTGGGCACTTGATAAATTGTGCTTACACGCAATGCTCTATACGGAAAAATACAGTAGTGTGACCTATATTCTTGACACCATGAAGATGTACGACAGAGATATGAAGTATGTGCGAGGTCTTATGAACAAGGAGGAGGAGAGAGCCTACCTCGACGCTGAGATGAAGCGCGCATACAAGCTTTTTGTTAAGGACAAAGAAGAGGAGGACAAGGTATGACAACGATAATTTCTACTGCTGTTGGGTTCATTTATGGTGCGTACATGGCTTACATTGCTGGCAAAGAACATGGCTTCTACAAGGGCCGCAGCGAGGCTTACAGAGAATTTGGGCACATTATCGAACATTATAAGAATTTAGCTGATGCAAAGAACACCGCAACAAAGGGCGCGTGAGGCTGCAGACCGAATACGCTGTGACGAGTGTGGCGAGCAGCGCACTTGCACGCCACTGATGGCAAAGGCCTGCCTTAAAGGTTTTATTCGCGGCTATGTTGCCGCAAACACAAAAAAGTAAAAGACATGGAATTTTCGTTAGTTGAAAAAAATGTGCCTGACAAACACTATGTTGTTAGTCGCGTAATGCGAGGCACGATGCGATACATGGAGAAGAATATTTGCGCGTTCGTTGATGAATACGAAGCACGAATGTTCATGAACGATTGTGATAAAGGTGTCATCACCAAAAATAGAATAAAATCGCTGGAACGCTCATACAATAAAGACGATAGATATTCGTACAACGGTTGCACGTGGAAACTCTCTAAAATAAATTGACAAACATGAAACTACTGATAGTAATAGCACTAATGTTGTTCGTTTACTGGCTCTGGAAGGACATCAACCGTCATGACGGACCGCCGATTGCGAGCAGCTAATTAGCAACATACCCCACTTACCAACCTCATATTTTATTTACTTCATAAATATAAATGGTTTTGTTTTAGTTGGATTCTTTAATTGCCCGAGGTCGGGTAACACTCAGTCCGTGTCCGAGGTGGGGTACTTATAAGCCCTCTCTGCAACGCCACAATTTAATAACTTAAATACTAAAGGATTGATTTTTAATAGGTGCAGTGGTGTCGGCAGCACGTGGTTCGTGGCCACGGAGGGCGCAATTTTAATGAGAAATAATATGACTACAAAACAAGTTATTCATGCTCTGCACCTGCACCAGAAATGGCGCAGAGGGGCAATAAGCGAGATGCCATTAACGGCAAGGGAATATGGTGAAGCCTTGGACGAGGCAATAAGACTGCTTAGACAATATAACAAACAGCAAGACGGGGCAGTGCGGTGAGTGCCTGAGGTTCTCCAAGGGCAGATGCCCGAAATTCTTTTCCAACTCTGTGCGCACCGCGTGTAATGGCTTCACACATAGCAAATCAGTAACTAAAAATACAACACTTCGATAAAGTATAAACATTATGACATTCGACGAATACCAAGAACTTGCAATGACTTTCTGTACAAAGGAGAGTAACAATTTACCATACATGATACTCGGCCTTAACGAGGAAGTAGGAGAACTTACAGGAAAGCTTGCAAAAGCAGTGCGCAAAGGACTGCTAAAGCCTGACCTCACCTTTGACGAGGATAACGTTAATGAAGAACTTTTTGAGCTAATGGACAACATTACAAAGGAAAGTGGTGATGTGCTATGGATGCTCGCTGGGTTACACTCCGTTCTTAACAAACGACTCGAAGCTACTGCGCATCTGAATATCCACAAACTTACAAGCCGCAAAAACAGAGGTGTTATCGTCGGGGAGGGCGACAACAGATGAGCTATAAGAACGAACCAAGGACGAAGCAAGGCCGCGCAAAATACAGAAACATGGTTGTAAACAACGTTTTCGGACGATTTGACAGCGTAAAAGAGTTTAAACGATACATTTACTTACTTTCGCTTGTAAAGTGCGGTAAAATCAAAAATCTGAAAAGGCAAGTAACGTTTAGATTGTTACCTTCACAATACGAGGACGGAAAACTTAAAGAACGTGCATGTACGTATATTGCAGATTTTATGTATGAACAAGGCGGAAAACAAGTCGTTGAAGACACAAAAAGTGCGATAACAAGTAGGCATGCTGCCTACATAATAAAACGAAAATTAATGCTCTATTTATACAAAATTGCAATAAAAGAAGTGTAATGTTTGGATAATCCGCTGGCGAGATAAAAACTTGTCAGCGGATTTTCTAATATTGCAGTAATCCAAAACTATTAAATATGGAAACAAAGAAGATACCATTATCAAAATTACATCTTAACACTGGGCAAATTAAAGATGTTCCGAAAAACCCTCGTTTCATCAAAGATGAACGTTTTGCGGCACTTAAAAAGTCAATAGAAGATGACCCAGAAATGCTAAGTCTTCGTGAACTCGTTGCGTACGACAACAACGGAGAACTTGTTGTTATACTCGGAAATATGCGTTATCGCGCTATGAAAGAACTTGGCTACAAAGATGCGCCTGTTAAGGTGTTGCCAGCCGAAACAGACGCCAAGAAACTTCGCGCGTATATCCAGAAGGACAACATCGCATTCGGTCAAAACGATTGGGATTTGCTCGGCAATGAGTGGGACGTGGAAGAATTGCAGGATTTTGGACTGGAGTGCGATTTTCTTACAGATAACGAAGACATGACAGGAAACGAAGATGAAGGGAAAAATGATGAAATTGAAGATTTTAGCTCAGAACTCACTCCTCAATACAAAATAGAAATATCATTCGATAATGAAGAAGAACAAGAAAAGATATACAATGAATTAACAGAAAGAGGACTATCATGCCGAATTTTGACATTATAAAAGAAGTCAATCCACCAAAAAGCTTTAGGTGCGAGTACGTAAGAGGTACTTACGATTTAAATATCGAAAAAATCAAAGAACATTTTAAGGGTAGTATTGATTTTCCGCAAAATTGGCAGATTGGATTGATTGTTGGTAACAGTGGAACAGGAAAGACAACGATTGCAAAGTCTCTTTTCCCAGATGCTTATATCGAGCATTTTGCCTACGATAAAGAATGTTTCCTTGATGATTTCCCAAGGGAAGCAAAAATGCAAGATGTATGTAAAACATTGAATAGTGTTGGCTTTTCTTCACCTCCTTCATGGCTTAAACCTTACGCAGTTTTGAGTAATGGGGAAAAGATGAGATGTGATTTAGCAAGAGCTATTTTGTCGGAAAAAGAATTATTCGTTTTCGATGAATTTACGTCTGTCGTTGACCGAAATGTCGCAAAGATAGGTTCATTAGCTATGCAAAAAGCTATCAGACAATCAGACAATAAAAAGCAATTTATTGCGGTTACTTGCCATTTTGATGTGATTGAATGGTTACAGCCAGATTGGATATTCAACACGAATGATATGACGTTTAGTTTGTCTTCAAAAAAAAAAGACCCAACATCACTTTATCAATATACGAAATACCAACAGCACAAGACAAGCGGAAATATTGGAAATATGTTTAGCAAATATCATTATCTGAGTGACAGCTTTAATATTGCTGCAAAAGTATTTATTTGCTTTGCTAATGATAACCTATGCGGATTTTGCGCGGCATTACCTTTTCCTCACCCTAAAATTAAGAATGTGTACAGAGAACATCGAACTGTTGTATTACCCGATTTTCAAGGTGTTGGTATAGGACACAAATTTTCAAATTGGGTTGCTGAATATTTCATCAAGCATGGAAAAAGATATGTTTCTACAACTTCTAACCCAGCATTGATACATGCAAGATGTAAAGATGCGAAATGGGTGTTGAAAGAAATGCCGAAAAGAAAGAATCAACCTAAAAATGCAAAAGTTTCCAAAATATCGTTCAAATCAAATTCTAGCAACAGAATTACAGCAAGTTTTGAATACATAGGAAATAAACAATAAAACTATGGCTAAAGTAAGTGGTGGAACGCGTAAACTAAAACATGGTAGCCGTGAATATCGTAAAAGGCTGGACGAAATTAAGTCTATGCAAGAAAATGGTAAGTATAGTTCTGTTACGATTGGTACTCATGGTGGTTATCTCGCTATTGAAAAGAGCAATTCACAACATAAGGTAGAAGAAATTGAGGCAGGACAATTTCTTGCAGACAATGGATACAAGGTAATATTAACAAGTGAAGATGGTCACAAAGCTACGGGTGATGGCACTCTATTTAGCATTGGATATGAACAAAGGACACCAACAAAAGGAACGACTCATGGTGTGCTGAAAGCAATAGAACATGCAAGAATTAAAGTAATGAAAGGTGCGAAAGAAGTGAAAATACCTGTTATTTATGATAAGAATAGACTATACAACAAAACAATGATTGATGAAGGTATCAAACTTTACGAGCGTTTAAATAAAATAAGATTTAAAGAAATAATCGTTGTGTCTGCAAATGGAAATGTTCATCGGCATAAACACAACGATTAAAGCAAAGATAGCTTGACCATGCTCAGAGGCTAACTTCTACACAATGTTCCTCACAAACTGGGGTCTTGCGCATGGAATGCTTGTAACACGTTACCCTGCTGAACACACCTGATAATGTACTTATTGTGATACCGCAAAATTACAAACAAAACACGAAACGCACAAACAATGACAAATGAAATTCAATATATCCCCGATAGCCTATTCCCAACAGACAACGATTTTGAAGTGCCTTCTTTGCGCTTAGATATGGCTGCATCAACGTGCGAAATTCCGTTTGTCTGTTTCGGTGAACAAAAGCGAACGTTCAAAATGAATGGCACAGGAACGCTGCATTTCTATACAGACGATTATCGTTTTAACGCGGTTTACGAACACCCAGAGAAAATATTGCAGCACAATCCAGCGCAGATAGTAGAACCAAACTTCTCGCTATTCAATGAAACACCGATTGCATTCGGTTTGCAAGCTATATACAAAAAACGACTCGTTGCAAGGCAAATGCAGGAGCAAGGCATTCGTGTGTTCGTTGACCTGAATGTCGCTAACAAGTTCTGCGCATTCAATTTGCTTGGAGTTCCGAAAGGTTGGAGCGCATTCTGTACACGTGGTTATGAGGATAGAGTGAATGGTCTAAACTTTGAATACGAAATAGCTAAGCGCATTGCTGACGGCAATAATCTTACATTCGTTGTGTATGGCGGTGGCGAAATTATCAAACAATGGTGCAAAGAGCATGGCGCGGTATACGTTACGCCTATCATCGTTATAAAAAGCAAATACAAGTCTATTCAGCGAATGGCACAGAATACTGCCTTATTCAAGGAAAAATGGGATATGGGCAAAGCTATTCCAACGTTGAAAGATTTGCTTGACAAACAAGTTATTGACAATAGAAAACAAATTGAATATGAAGAATAGCGGAGGAACAAGAAGTACAAGAAGTACAATGAGTGCAAGGGCAACGAATAATTCAGTAAAGGCGCAATCATCAAATGCTCCTACAAATATGCACGCAGAAAAAATAATAAAGGATTATGCGAAAGAAGCGATGCATTCCAATCAAACAGAAAACGATATTCGCAAGTTTGAGGATAAAAGATTGATGCAATTGATACGCACTGGTTCGCGTTATCGAGAAGGATTATTGGAAGAAGTTGTTCAACAAGCAATTGATGCTGACAAACAAGGTAAACGATGGAACACTGGATGGGCTGAAGGTTTTAAATCTGAAATCCACAGAGTTGCAAACTTAAAGGTAATTCATGACAATATCCCAGTTTATCAGAAAATACTAAAAGAACGTAAAAAGAAGTAGATATGGCAAAGGGTAGCGGAAATACACGAAATCAAAGACGCTCGTCAGATCATCGTACTGGTCCAGGTTTTACAGAACCAATAAAAGGCCCTACAGAACCATCTTCATCAGCAACTGAAATTCAATACGTATTTACAGACAAAATAACGGGAAATCAGTCTGATGGTTACAAAAATCTTGACGCGGTTAAAACGGCTATAAAAGAAGCTGAAAAAAACGACAAGAAAGCTGGTGTGTACGAAGAAGATAGTTATTACATCGAGCGTATTGAAAACATTAAAGGTCGAGGACGCTCCGAATATTGGCATTTTGGAAAATAAGGTGATTTATGGCTAAAAAGAAATAGATATGCGAAATAAAGGCGAACAAAATCTTATCCCGATGAACAAGCAGCCGCCCGAAGTGCAGAGGGAACTCAGCAGAAAGGGTGGCCGCAATTCAGGGAAATCACGCAGAGAAAAGCGTGCTATGTCTGAAATACTTCGTATGATGATAGACCAACCAATAGACAAGGCAAATGCAACGATTGTAAACGCGCTTAAAAAGGTTGGAATATCATCAGAAGAAGCTACAAATGGCGCGTTGATTAATTTGCAGTTAATGAACCTTGCACTTAGCAGTTCTGTTGATGAAAAGACAAAATTACGCGCAATCGAAATGATACATCGCTTCATTGACGGACAAAAGGTTGATGTAACTACAAATGGCAAAGAAGTAACACACGAGCCACTTGTTATTGAGGTTATTGATAGCCGAGAACAAGTGATTAAAGATGATGAAGATGAAGAAAGGTAAAAGGTTACAAACAACTCGCATCTTTGCAGAAATTGAGCAAGCTAAAGCACGAGGTTATACAACAGTTAGTGAGCAAGGCAGTAGCCGAAGTTCTAAGACATATAACACCGTGGTTTGGCTTTGTCAGTATTGTTGGAATAACCAGAATACTTCAACATCTATTGTTCGTGCCACATTACCTGCCTTAAAAGGTTCTGTTCTTCGTGACTTTAAAGAAGTGATGCAACGGCTCAAAATTTGGGACTTCTGTACTTTCAATAAGTCAGAATTGGTTTGCACGTTTCCAAATGGTTCTTTTGTTGAGTTTTTCTCTTGCGATAACGAGCAAAAATTACGCGGTCGTAAACGTAAAATATTGTACGTAAATGAAGGCAACGAGTTAAAATACATCGAATGGCAGCAATTGCAAATGCGTACAACGGAATTCTCTATTATTGACTACAATCCGTCCTTCACGGACGACCATTGGCTTTGTACGCTAAATAAAGAGCCTAATACGTATCACTTCATCACAACTTATAAGGACAATCCATTTCTTGAGCAAAAGGTTATTGACGAGATAGAAAGCCTTAAAGAAAAAAATCCGTCCTTATGGCGCATCTACGGCCTTGGTCTGCAAGCAATGGTTGAAGGGTTGATTTTCGAAAATGTAGAAGAAGTTGAGGATATTCCGAGGTGGCATAAGAAGCACCATCGAAGAGGTATGGACTTCGGTTATACAAACGACCCGACAGCGATTGTTGATGTCTATATAGACGGAGATACATTATGGATTGATGAAATCTGTTACCAAACAAAAATGCTCGCGGAAGATATTATCAACACGCACAAAAACGCAAATCGAACGTGCCACGAAGATGTAAAGGTTATATCCGAGTCGGCAGATCCACGTCTAATTGATGAAATATCCAACGCTGGTATTGATATACACCCTGTACGCAAATTTTCTGGCTCAATCATGGCTGGTATTAACAAGATGCAAGAACTCAAAATGAAGGTAACGAAACGAAGTGTAAACGTTTTAAAAGAGTTCAGAAATTATACCTACAGACAAAACAAAGAAGGTAAATGGCTAAATGAACCCATTGATGCGTACAACCACGCAATAGACGCCATTCGTTATGTTGTACTTGAAGAGATACTTGGACAGAACAGCAACGGCCTTGAAGCGGACGAATTTTTAGCAATCATGTAACACATAAATTAAAAAGCACTAAATGAAAAGCATAGAAGAAATCATGGCTATCGGAGATCCGATGACCATATACACACTACTTACATCGTATAAGAAACCATTTCGCAAAACGATAGAACAAACAGAAAGCGAATATAACCCTATGAAGCATAAGGTTATGGATACGCAATACAGAAAGAAAAAAGCTATAAAGGTTAAAACTAATAAGGTTGACATTGACGGTTCGCCATTATACAAGATTAAATACGTTGACCGTTGCCGTATTGCAGTTCCAGCACAAAGATTAATTTGTGAACGCGATGTCGGTTTTCTGTTGTCTAATAAAGTTAAATACAATATTAAAGGCGAAATAGATAACAAGGCGCAAGAATTATACAATAGAACAAATGAAATCTTCGACGAAAACAAAATTGATTATTTCGATAAAAAGTTGGCTCGTGACCTTTTCCGTTGTTGTGAATGTGCTGAGTTGTGGTATATTGTTCCTTCACAAGACAAAACACAACAAAATGAAATCCGCGTAATGTTGCTTTCTCCGCTTCGTGGTGATGTGCTTTATCCACATTTCGATGATTACAATCGTATGGATGGATTTGCGCGCAAATACGTTATTAAAGACGAGTTAGGACAAACAACCATACATTTCGATGTTTATACGAATACGATGCTCTATAGGTATTCTAACGCTGATTCAACCATGCAGCTCATGAGCGCAAAGCCACATGGATTCACAAAAATACCTATTGTATACTATCGCCAAGAAGAAACAGACTGGGAATGTGTGCAACCTGTTATTGAACGACTTGAAGAATTACTCTCAAATTGGGGTGATGTAAATGATTATTTTGGCGCGCCTACTTATTTCTTCAAAGGTAAGATGAAAGGTTTTGCGGAAAAGGGTGAAGTCGGCCGTATTTACCAAGGTGAAGGAAGTGATACAGACATGAAGGTCGTATCGTGGAACTCAGCACCTGAAAGTATGCGGCAAGAAATGGCAAACCTTACAAACATCATTTTTTCGTATTCGCAAACACCCGACATTTCGTTTGAGAATATGAAAACGCTTGGTAATAATACAAGTGGTGCTGCCATTCGCTTAATGTTTACTGACCCACACTTAAAAGCCGAAACGAAAGAAGAATTGTTTGGCGAAATGTTCACACGAAGATTTAACGTTGTTAAGAATGGCATTGCTGCGAGTGTTTTTGCCACTCCTCAACGCATTGCCGATTCATTAAGGGTAACACCTATCTTTTCTCCATACATTCCGAAAAATGAAATGGAAATGTTGCAGTTAATCAATCTTTCCACGCAAGGCAAAGCTACCATGTCACAAGAAGAAGGCATCGAAGAAAATCCAATGGTACGTAATGCTGAACGCACAAAAGCACTCTTAAAGAAAGAGAATGAAGAAGCCGCCAAAATGAACCTATTTGCCACGGCAACAAGCAATGAACCAAATGAAGAATAAGAATGAACATTAAGAATATCATTCAACTTCTGTTGCAAAGTTCTTCTGATTTCAACAAGTTGCATGACTATGTTATTACTGAATTGAGCAAGGCGGTAAATAAGTCTGTCAACGAAGCTAACCCAGAAGAACTTTTTAAAATTGCGAAAACTTGCACCCAAACCGAAAAGGATAGGGTGCAAGCCCTTTTAGATGCGTATAATAACGCGGTTTTATCGCTTATAAAGCAAGGAATAACAAAAGCCGTGTTATTCTCCACTAATACGCAACAAAACGCGCTGAGCGCGTTTACTCGCTTTGAAGGTAAGGAAGTGGACGCTTGGCGAAAAGAAACGGCACGAGCTTTTATTGAAAGCCGTATGAAGCGTGACAACGGACTTAATCTTTCTGACCGCGTATGGAATTATACACAACAAACAAAATCTGAATTTGAAGTTGCAGTTTCGCAAGTGTTAGAAAATGGCATCGGCAAAGGCATATCGGCAGAAAGTCTTGGTCGACAAGTAAGGCAATATCTTAATAATCCAGACATGATGTATCGTAGGTATCATCGCAAGCAGCTCATGTCTGACGGTACGAAAAAGGATATTGTAGAATGGCGCAGAAGAGTAATTGATAAAGAAGGCAAGGTGCGTTTTATTAAAGAGGATCTTGCAAAGGTTGGCACTGGTGTGTATCGTTCCGCACGTCAAAATGCTTTGCGCCTTACAATTACTGAAACAAACATGGCTTACAACTATTCCAATTGCAAACGTTGGGAGAGTGAGCCTTTTGTGTTAGGCATTCGCATTCGTTTGTCTGCAAATCACCCAGAAGAGGATATTTGTGATGAATTGGCTGGCGATTACCCGAAAACGTTCATGTGGCGCGGTTGGCATCCTCGCTGCATGTGTTCAGTGTCTCCTATTCTAATGGACAGAAAAAGTGATGAGTGGAAGAAACTTCGCAAAATGCCTAAAGAAGAATACGAAGCTTATCAATCTCCTAATCTTGTACAAAACGTGCCAGATAAGTTCTCTAAATGGTGCGAGCGCAATGCTAAGAAATTGGACTTGGCGCGCAAGAGCGGAAAGCTTCCTTACTTCGTGAAGGATAATATGAAGGCTGTTGGAAAGTTCGTAGGCTGGAATGAGGACTCCATTCTGGCAAAAGAGATAACTGAAGTATGCAAGATGGCGCGCGCATCTGGCAAAGAAGTTCAAAGTACAGCGGAATCTATTGCACAAAAGTACGGAGCTAAATGTACACCGATAAACTTTAAGAGCGAGGAATCTATAAGGAGAAAAGTCCTCTTGGAAAGACAAGAAGTTCCTATGTTTTCGCCAAAGAATTTGAAAGATACAGTACGAACAACAATAGTTGCTGACAATAAGGATATTGATTTTATAATCAGCGACTTGGTTAAACATAAATCTTTTGTTCGACTAAAGGAACAGAAAACATCATTAGGCTATGTTGGTAATATAGTCAATCTAATAACAAATAATGGTCTTATAGCTGAAATTCAAGTAATCACGCCTTATATGATTTATGCTAAAGAGCCTCCCAAAATTGCAAAGCAACTTTTGGGAGAAAGTATGTGGAATAAGATAATGCAAAAAACAAAATTAGAAGGTGGACTCGGACATAAATTTTATGAACAATGGAGATTGTTAAATCCGAAAAGTAAAGAAGCTATCGAAATAGCAAAGAAAAGTGTTGAATACTATAGACACTTTAAGAATTAGCTAATTTCCGATATTTACCAGTACGCGGATTCCAATCCCAAGTTATACCGAAATTGTCATACTCTTCTTTTGTGATTGGTTCAAGAAAATTCTCCATACTGAAACTTGGAATACCCCATGCTTCTCTTTCATCTTTACCAGCCTTACGTTCTATAAGGTATTCAATATGTTTTATATAACGTTGGCCATTGTCATCTTCACGTACAACGGCATCAGCTTCATAATTTGAAAAATATTTCATACAGAAAAAATAAATAAAAGATACCCATGGTCAGCCACTCGCATCCCACTGTCTTGTTTCATACACCATTCCGTCAAAGGAAAAGCCTTGTCCGCTGTTAGGTATCTTGTTATGTTAATGCAAAGTTATTAATTAAAAATTATATGTAGAAGTTTCACGCATCAATTTCCCAAAGATATTGAATATCACCACCGCCTAAAGTAAGCGTAACGTCAGGCTCGGCCATCAAGTCGCTTTTTTTGAATGAGAAATAATACAGCGACTTTGGCTTAAGCTCGCCACTGATTATCTTCAATTCGTATGATGACTTCATATAGGTTGAGCCAGTGGTCAAATCCCATCGAAGCAAGTCTTTCAAAAAATCTTTTGCTTTCATGTTGTTTAATCTATAAAGTCGTTGAATGTTGTTACCTCCTCTCCGTCCTGAATAAAAGGCTTTTTATCGCAAATGTAGCCTTTCCAAGAGCCATATTCGTAGATACGGAACATGTGGTATCCAGCATTACGAAGAGCCTTAAAGGCTGCTTTCATTTCCTCGCCATTAAATCGGATATTAACGTCACTGTCAAGTGCTGCGTAGCCACCAAATCCGTAGGCCTTACCACTTCGTTTAGAAACCATAACGTATAGAGTTTTGCCCATGTACGCGCTTTGTCTTTCTGGGTGAAATATGCGCCAGACGCAAGTGCTGAGAAACGCATCACAAATGTATTGTACAACTTCTTGACGCACTTCTGTTGGCTGTACATAATCGTTCTTGGGTATGTTTACTGTTATTTCCATTGTCGTTGTGTTGTTATTATATTCGTGTGATTGTTTTGGCTGTTTCCTCTCCCCACAGTTCGACTATTATGTCGTAGGCTTCCTTGTCACCGTCCCATGCGTACATACATTCATAGTTGTTGTACTCATAGAAGTAAACCTCTTGTGGGTCGCAATTCTTTGGAATATCCTTGTCTCTCTGTATATAGAAATCGAAGAATGCGTCAAGGCTTTCTTCTGTACCGAATGCACAATTTTTGCACTGGCATATCTTGTCACCTTTGGAAATAAACCCAAGGTCTACAAGATGATTATAACCTTCGGCATATTGCTCATTGTTGAAGGCGAAGAATACTCCGTACTTGTCACAGTCGGGATGCGAATCCTTGGTGCGCTGATAGTACTTTATAGTTTGTGGATTAAGCATTACCACGCTGCCTTCTGTACAGAGCCAATCAACGAAGTAATTGAGCATACCTTTGGTAGTTTTAACGCTCTTGATAGCGTTCGGATTATCTCGCTTGGTTAATTCATAGCTCTTTGCAAATCTGTCGTTTAAACCGCAACTTCTTGCGAATTGGTAATCTTTATCGTTGTTCATGTTGTTTCGTTTAACAAGGAGAGTTTTTGTACTCCCCTTGCATTGTTGTTTTAGATATTGTATTGTTCAGCCAAGAAATTAACCATAGCTCTATTTTGCGGTAGCATATCAGGTATATTCATGCTGTCAGCCTTATATAGTTCTGTTGCAGCGTTATACACGTCCCACACAGTCGTTTTATTTGTGTTGTGGTAGTTAACAAGCAACAACTCGGTAAAGCGTGAAATTTGCGCCTGATTGAGAGGATAAACGACTGGCTCTTTGATAGCCTTGTTCAATGTGTCGCACTTCACTCGGATAGTTGTAAGCATGCCAATCAGCGTGAATACTTGCTCGGCTGTAAGGTTTATGTTCTTCATGCGTTCAATGCGCTCTCTGTCGCTTACAATGATGTGGCGTGCATCAACGAGCCAAGACTTGATAACATCAAGGACATCTTGAATCGTTACCTTATCACCTCGTCCAGCATCTTTCTCGGCATACGTTGATATGTAGTTGCTCGCATTAAGCATGCATTGATTGTGGCATATCTTAACCATGTTCCCAAATCCAGCTTGAATGCCTTTTTGGTGGAAAGCAATAGCGATGTTTGTAGTGTTTTCGCTGTCATCAAAATCGCTTATTCTGATGTTTGCGAAAACGCGTCTCAAAATGTGTGCTTCTACTGCCTTATCTCCGTACTGAGCTTCTACCTGCGGAAGTAGCACAACACCAGGCTGAGCGCGGTCTTTGTTCTGTGCTGCAAATAAGTCGTACACTTCAACATTGAAGTGCTGCTCGTTGCACATGTTAATTACTTCGTTGAGCAACTGGAAGTGATAGATGCCTTTCAACGGATTGTTGTATACATCGTTTTCCTTGTGCGTGCGTTGGAGTTGTTCTAACGTAATGGTTTGTACTTTCGCTTTTTCGAAGTCAAAAAACTTATTATCCATTGTGTTATATATTTTAGAGTTGTTATTGTCAGATTAAAATTGCGCTTAAGGTTATCGCCCAACCCAGTTTGAGCAAAGGTTTTTAAAGTCTCCACAGACCCATTTTCCGAACTTATGTGTTCACGGCTCTTTCTAATCTACTTTTTATAGCGGGTGTTGCAAAGAACCTGTTGAAGAATATTGAGTACCGCTTTCATACGTATGTTTGTAGGTGTGAGGGGAATCGAACCCCTCACGCTGCCTTTCAGCTCACCCTCTTGCCCATTTTTCAAAAGCATCTACAAAATCGTTGCGAATGAAGAGCATATCACCAGTACCATCACCCCACCAATCAGAATAATGAGTAAGAAATTCTCCTTTATTTCCATTGATGCAAAGTTTCTTGTAAATAGCTCTGAACATTGCCGAAATCTTTCTTCCGCTGAAGTGGCCAGCTCTCTTTGCGTCATTCGTGCAATACCCATCGGCAGAATGCTCCTCGACATTTCCCTTGTTGTCAACGAAATCAGCATAATCGTCACCCCAAAAGCCATGAGTGATAGTATCTTTCAAGAGTTGCTTTTGGTCTTCCGTTAACTCCTTTACTAAATTTTCGATTGTTTCCATTTTGAATAAATTTAAATCGTTTTTGTAATATGTTTTGTAACAAGTTTTGCAACTTGTTTTAAAACACATTGCAAAATACAAAGTAAATTGATATAGTACAACATAAATCCAAAGAAAGTTTGGATATAATTGTATTTTTAATATTCATTAATATGTAATGTAATCCTATATCTCGCAAAATCGTAAATATATTTATATTTGTCATATAAAATTGTACGTTAATTATGAATACAAGATTAGAACTTCTATACAAGTCAACTCAAGCGGAAAAGAATGTTTGTCGCGTTTTGGATAATCTCGGTATTGATTATATTCGTCAATACAAGATAAAAACACCGTGTAAAACCTACTATATAGATGTTTTTATTCCGTATTTGCGGCTTGCAATCGAAGTAGACGGTAAATACCATTATACAGACAAGCAAAAGCGATTAGACGCGAACAGAAGCGCATGCATACGCAAGCAAGGAATATCAATTTATAGGATAAGTAATAGGGATGCTGCCTACCCTAAAAAGGTTATTCAATTAATAAAACGATATAAAAAGGCGCAAAAACGCTGATTTTTCGCTTTTTGATTTTGAGATGCAAAATGCGAATGAATAAATTTGTTTCAAACAAATTTTTATTTCATGAAGAAAAAGCTAATCAATTTGTTGAAAACCTCATATTCTGATAAGGGTTTCAACGCAACCGAACTTGAGGGTATTGCCGACTTACTTATTACGAGCAACAACCTCAAAGATGAATCAACGGACGAAGAATTAAGTAACGCTGTTAGCGGTGCATCATCGTACGTTAATCTATTGCAAAAGGTTGGTAATCGTTATGCTTCACAAGTAGAAAGCAAGTATCAGGGTTACGTAAAGCCAGAACCGCCAGAACCTCCCAAAAAACCAATTGAAGAGCCAGCTACGCTAACCAAAGAACAAGTTGCTGAAATGCTAAGAACAGGTATCGAAGATGCGCTAAAACCTTATAAAGAAGCAGAGACACAAAAGCGTCTTGATAGCGTTTTACGCTCACAAGACAAGTTAAAAAGCATTCCAGAAAAATTTGTCTCGCGATACAAACTTGATAAAGAAGAAAACGCTGAAACATTAGCGACTCAGATTGAACAAGAGTACGCAGAAGAACGCAAAGCTATTCTTGAATCAATGGGCATTGCTGATATTCCTAACACTGGTATAGGAGGAACAGGTTCAGAGGACGATTTTGCCGCGAAAATGAAAGAAGCGCAACAAGCTCTTGCACCAAAAGAATAAACTTTGCATAGGCGCACTTATTATTAACACATATAAGAAAACACGAAAAAACGATGATGTACAAAGAAACAAAGCCTTCAAACATTCAAGAAGGTGTATGGGACGAAAAATCATGCGTTCGCAGACAATGTGGTTTCGTTGTAAATCAAGACAAGTTGCCGAAAGACTTAAAGTGGCTACCTAAGGGGGCGCCACTCGCATACGATGAAGCAACGGATAAAGTAAATGTTTGCAAAACTGCAAAGGTTTATGAAAACGCAGCTAAATCGGACGTATCGGTAAAGGTTTACAAAGGACACCTATTGCAAGTGAATGACACTATCGGTGGGTCAACTATTTCAGCAATTGATACCTCAAACGCAAATTTCGACACATTGACTGTTTCAGCGTTAGCTGAGAAGGCAGACAAAGAGACAGTTCTTGATGACGGTAATGCTGCAAAAGTTGTAGGCTTGAATTACGCGACAATTGAGCTTGATGGTCAACAGAGCTGCACTCCTACTTTGCAAGCATACGAAATCGAAGAAGGTACATTGCCATATCCATTGAGCGATGCAATCAAGACTGCATTAACATGCCGCCACGCATTCAAACTTTAATCGTCTAACCACATAAAAAACAATTACCGAAAATGGATTCACTTATTAAAGATTTGGAAAAACCGAAGAATTTCGATGTTTTTATCCAAGAACAAATGAAGAACTCCACTTATAAGGCAGAGTGGAAAGACGAAATCAAGGACGTTGAATATAGTGCAGGCAAGGTCTATAAAGCCTATTTAGCAGAATACGCAGCTGCCATGGTCGGTTCAGTAGTAGACAAGAATGCTGAAAAGCCAATACACCAAATGCCAACTGCAAAAGAGTTATTCGGTTCATTGAGCCGCATAGCAGACGAGTGGCAAATGGATAATGATAGACTTTCGCAGTTTTATTACCTTGAAGGCCGTTATCGCGAGAAGAAAGCAACCTTATCAGCGGAGCAGCGTTCAATCGAATATGCAAAGCTCGTTAAGTATCTATTTGACCCATTTGAGAAGGCCGTTATCGCTCCACAAAAGCGTATTGATATGCTTTACTTCGAAGGCTTATTCAATGGAACGCAGACAGTTGATAAGACCAATAACAAGAAGTCAGCAGTATCATTTACCTATGACCTTGGTGTAAAGAAGTTCCAAGCAAAGGTGGCAGCATGGGGAAATGAAACATCAACTCCTATTGATGATATTCAAGCAATTACAGATTATCTCGGTGCAAATGGGAAAACCGTGCTTAAAATGCGAATGAGCATTCGCACGTTCCGAAAGATGTGTCAAAGCAAGCAGATACGCAATACTTTTAAGTTGAAACTGGGCAAGGTTGATGTAATTCAATCACGCGTTTCTTACAATGAAGTAAACGAATATCTATCAAGCATCCTTTTGCCTAACATCGTTATAGAAAAGGAACGTTATTGCATCTTACAAGACGGTACAAGCGTCAACATGACAAAAGATGACCGTGTTGTGTTCCAATGTGCAGAAACTGTAGCCGTATTGAAGGCTTCTGACCCCTTGGAAATGATTGACCCGATACCTAACAAATCTTATTCAACGTATGACGATAACCTCGTTGGTTTCTGGCGAAGCAACAAGGGTCGTTTCATTGACTATGAAATGTGGGCAAACCCTGTCTTCACAGGCAAGGAAGATTACGTAATTCTTGAAACTGATAAAACAGAATAGACATGACAAACATTGAAGCCGTTGCGGCAACTATAGAACCTTATAGCGTATCAGACGAAGCTATTCAAAAAGCGTTGATAGACGCGAGTGCTAAATTTGAATGCCCTTCCGATGCTGAATATTCATTGTCAGCAAAGAAAGGTGTTGCTCTGGCTTCAATGTTATGTTTATCTCGTCTTCGCGTTTTAGCCGCTGAAAATATTGGTGGGATATCACAAAGCTACAATGTAACGAAACTTGATAAGGCTATTAAAGCCATTGCGAAAGACGCTGGCATTTCAGCCGATTTGGTTGATGCAGACGATGAAGATGTAGTAACTTGTATATCAATTTAAACCATGAACCTCAGCGATAAAATACAACTTATACGAATAACCATTACCGAAGATGAACGATTAAATCCTATCGAAACAAGAACTATCGTTAATCTCGGCAAATGCGCTATCGTTCAAAATTCGTCAGCTGCAAAGGTGAAATCAAATGATGGCAAAGATTACATTTATTCTTATGTCGTTTATTTGCGTAAACCAAAGCGAATTGACTATATCCCAAAAGAAAACGATATTATTCGAATAACAAAAAAAGACGGAACGATAGATAAAGAATGTCGTGTCGTTGGATTTGTTACATTGAAAAATTGGCTAAAGATATGGGTATAGAAGCATTCGGTTTCGATGAAATATTGAATAAGTTGCAAAGCCAACAATCACAAGAACCACAACTTGATGAACGCGTATTGCGTGAGTTAAGTATTCTTGCCGAAGATTTATGTAAAGATGCGCGTGATAGATATAAGTCTCGTGATAGTGGAGGTTACGATGACCATACACGCAATTTACGCGGTAGCATAGGTTTTAGAATATCATTCAACGGGGAAACAGTTGCAAAAGGTGGTTTGGACGGCAGAGGAAGCGAAAAAGGCGAAGATGCAGCAAATTTGGCATTAGAAAGTTTTCCGCAAAGTAATTCTTTATGGGAAATCGTTATTGTTGCTGGAATGGAATACGCAAGATTTGTGGAAGCTAAAGGACACAACGTGATAACATTTCTACAGCAAGAATTAACAGATGCGGTTAACGAAGTAAAAGAAATGATTAAGAATAATGAATTATGAATGGATTAAAGGTAGTTGAAACATTGGCGGTTTATCTAAGAAAACATCTTGATTGTAAGGTGTTCAAGTTTGCGAAAACTGCAAACTATAAAGGTAAGCCTTATGTATGCATCAACTATCTTGCAATTCAATATGGCAAATGGGTAAATTCATGTATCGTAAACGTGAATGTTCATCAGCCAAACATGAGTAATGGGCAACCTGATACGATAGAGCTTTGCAACCTATCAGAGCAAATATCGCAATTAATCCCAAAAACGAATAATCAAACAGAAGATGATGCACAAGAACTAAATCTTGAAGGTATTCGTTACGAGTTCGATAGCGATAGTAATTGTATGGAAGATGCCGATAATACATATTTCATTAATCTTAGAATTAAAGCAACTTTTTAAAAAGAAATACAATGGCAAACAAAACAGGCGCATGGGGTATTGAGAGTGTGAAATTTGCTACTCTTGTAAGTGACCCAACTGTTGCAGGTGGTAAAGTTGGAGAAAAGACGCTACAGGCAAAAAGTGCATTTCCAACTGAATGGTCGGCTTTTGTCATGAAGGCAATCGTTAAGGATTCACTATCATTCAACGACAACGCTCCCTCAACAAACAATATCGAAATTGAAGACAGTGACAATTATTACGCAACACTTCAAAGTGACGCGGGTACTGAAGGCTTTACCATTCAGACTTACGACATGAGTGAAGAGGCAGCAACATTCTTTTTCGGTTACAAAAAGAATAGCGAAACAGGCTATGTTGAAGAAGATGTAGACTTCAAGTTGCAAAATCAAGCAATTCAGATTGTAACAAAGAAGACATCTGAATTTCCCTCTCGTACTTTCGAATGGGCAAACATGAAGCTTGTTGTTACGAAGTCTGGTACAATCGGCAAGAGCGGTTTTCCGAACATCAACATTGAATGTACGAAGCAAGCCGTCTTTGACGCTGTAACAGGCAAAGAAATGCCTTCAACGCGCTGGAAGTAATAGTTTTTAGTTAATATAGGATTAGTCCATGAGCGGCATATACGGTTTAGCCGTTGTATGCCGCTCTATTTTTTTAATATGGAAGAAAAGAAAAGTACATCAGAAGTTATTAACGAGAAAGCCACATGGTGCTTATTCGGGTGGCTACCTTTTCGATTAAAACCTCTAACCTTATCTCAGATTTGGGAAATTGGGGAATTAGTACAAAAGTGTGATAAATTAGATTTGCAAGGCGAATTTTATGCAATAGAACGAATGCTCGCAGCTCATGGCGACCTAAAGCATTTACAAAACATTGTCGTAAAAGCGGTTTTCCGTAGCTCTATAGCGCGTTTTTTATTCGGGTGGTACATTCGTAAGCATACAACAATGAAAGTCTATAAACGCGTTATTTCATTTTGTGCAAAATCTTTCGATGCTCCCTTTTTTTTTCAGTCTTTGACTTTCCTAAGAGGTGCGAAGAAAGTGACGATGAATACTCACGAAGCACAAGTCCGTGGGGATTTATCGGAGGAATAATGAAATACTTTCGCATGAGTTACGATGAAGTCGTATTCAAGCGGAGTTACATTAACCTCTTACTTCTTAATGCTGCGATACCAGGAATTAAGCCTTTTGACGAAAACGACACAAGCAATACAAATACAAACGAAAACAAAAATAAGCCTTACACGTTAGATGATAACGGTAACGGATTTTTAACAAGTTTAATGTAATACGATATGGACGATATATTAGGAATTAGAGCAACGATAGATGCATCAGAAGTTCAGCAAGGTGCAAATGATTTCGTGCAACAAATCACGAACATGAAACAACAGACCGATACAGTTGTCCTCGCCCTGAATAATAGTATTAGTAGCGTATTACAACAAGTGTCTGAATTTGGACGAACTGCAAATGGAATGTCCTTGTCTGAATTAAGCAATAGTTTGAGCGAGGCAAAAGCAAACTTTGTATCTTTAAGCGAAGATATTGCAAAACAAAGGCAGATTATATCTGATACTACATTCGAATTGCGAGATTTGCAGCAATCATACGCAGATGCAAAGTCTGAGGGTAAGAATATGGTTGCGCAAGATTTGCTACAACAAATAGAAACGTATAAACAAGGCATTCAAGGGCAGCGCAGAGAGTTGGCCGAAATGGTTACGGCACAACAACAAGCGAAAGAAAGCATTAAGGATTTATCCCAAGCATACCAAGAAGCAAAAAATTCAACTCCTACATTCGAAGGAGTAACGAATGGCGCGCAGACAGCAGAAGAACGCATGAAGGCATTAAAAGACTCTTTTGATGCTTTCCAAGCGAGTGTTACCTTATCTCAGCAAGGCATTAATGAGTTAGGCGCACAAGGCGCACAAGCGCAAACACAAGGCGATGAAGGACAAGCAATAATAACAAAAACAATCGAAACTCGCTACACTAATGAAGGTGCGGAAGAAACTGCCGAAAAGACACAACTTGTAAAAGACAAGATTGATGAAGTTTCGACATCGTATGCTCGTAGCCTTGCAGCATCACAAACGGCATTCAATGAGCAAAAGAACCTTATTGGAAGTTTGGAAGGACAAATTGCAAACTTGCAGCAAGTAATGATGCAAGCAACAAAGGCTGGCGATATGGATTCGGCTACACAAGCCGCAAAACAGATACAAGTCCTTGAAGGACAACTAACAAACGCAAAATCAAAGTTAGAAGAATTTCAAAAAAGCGCAGAAGATGCACAGAAAAAGCTAACTGATTTTGCGAACAAAACCCCCGAAATAGAACAACGGTTGGAAAACCAAAGCACAGCATGGGGAAGACTGAAAGACCGCTTCTCAATGTTCGGTGATAGGTTTGGCAATTGGCTGAGAGGTGATGCTGATAAAGGCAAACAAGCTATATCGCAATTTACAGATATTATAGACGGTATGGGTCTTCCACTCACTAAATCCATAAAAGGTTTTAGTGCTATGACTAAATCTGCGATTGGATTTATTGCAACACCATTGGGCGCTGTATTAGCAGCAATCGTCTTTGTATTAAAAAGCGTGTATACGTATATTAACAAGAGTGCTGAAGGACAAAAAATACTTGCTAAAGTTTCAGCGTTCTTGGGAAGTATTATGCAATCTGTTACAGATATTGTTATTGCATTCGGTAAGTACTTCTTCAAGGTATTTACTGGAGCAAACACTATAACCAACGAGTTCACGACAAATTTTGTAAAAACCTTCAAAAGTGCATTTAGTGCAGTAAAAAATCTTACAGTCGGTTTTGGTACTATTTTTAAGGGAGTATGGCAAATCATAACAGGTGAAATTAAAGAAGGCTGGACATCTATAACAAGTGGTATATCGCAGATGGGAACAGGTGTTAAAGATAGTATTTCTTCTATAACGAATACCATAAAAACACAGATTTCAGCCGCAAAATTAGGTGCTAAAATAATCTATGGACTTTTTTCTGATAAAGAATTATCGAAAGATCTATCAAATGCTTTTGGCAATATAGGTAAAAATGCAATGGCTGCAGCCGAAGGTGCAACTGAAAATTTGAAATTGTCAAAAGAAGCCGATGAAGCGAAAGAGCGCGGTCTACAGATTGACACCAAGGTTAATGATTTAAAGAATAAAGCACGTCAAACAACTGGAAAAGAAAAAGATGACCTGCTTAAACAAGCTAAGATACTGCAACAACAGAAATACTATGGCCGTGATATTTTAGACCAAAAGACAGGGCAAATAAAGCACGAGAATGGTATATATGATGTGCAGAGAAAGCAATACGATAATCTTAAAAGGATTAACGGATTACACGTTAGAAATCTTTCGGCCTTGAAGGCTGAAAGACAGGCGCGTATGGGACTTGCACAAACACAAGCACAAAGTATTGCATCAATGAGTATGCTTGTACGCATGGAAGCAGCAAATTTGCGTTCGATGAAAGCTGCTGAAAAATCAGCGGCTAAAAAAGCAGCTGCAGACGCAAAAAGAAAAGTGAAGCAAGATAATAAGATTTCATCAGCAGAGCAAAAAGTTTACGATACTTACGATACTAACAATCAAGAAAGAACAAATGCCGCGGTTAGCGTAGAAGAAAAAATCATAAAGGCTAAAATTGCGGCAATGCGTGATGGCTATGCTCGTACTCGTGCTGAAAGAGAAGAACAAAACGAAGATGAACTGCAACAAATCGAAAAACAAAGAGAAGCAGCGATAAAGGCCGAAAAGAAGCGTCAACGTTCCGAATTTGATGCAATACAAGCTCTTGTTAAGAGTAAGGGCGGCAAGGCTCAAAAATGGGACGAAAATACAATGGTTGATAGCAAAGCGATTGATGATATAAACAGTCGTTTTGACCAATTATCAATCTTCACTTCTCAAAAGCAACAACGCACAGACCGCGATGAATTATCAAGTGAATACGACAAGCAAGCAGCCGAAAAAGGTAACAGAATAAACAAATTACTAAACGATATTGAGCGAATTGACGAACTAATAAAGAAATCTGACAATGAAGCCGATAAGGCTGAATTAAATAAGTTGAAGAGTCGTGTTCAAGCGCAACTTGATTGGGTTAGACAATCAAAAGATGCATGGAATGATTATGTGCAAAAATATGGCTCATTCCAAGAAAAGGTTGCTGCAATCAATGAAAAATTTGAGCATGATACTATCAATTTATCTGATGAAGACCCACTTAAAATGCGTCTTGAACGCGAGCGTGATGCAGCAATTCAGACATTAGAAGCAGCTGAGAAATTAAAAGCATTTGATTGGATGAGTGCTTTTGGTAATCTTAGCAAATTAAGTAGTGATACACTTGAACGCGTAAAAGAACAATTAAAAGAAATCCTTGACACTGATAATACACTCAGCGTAAGTGATAAATCTAAATTAGTTGATAAATATACCAAAGTTCAAGAACAACTTGATAAGAATAAAACATCTTGGGTAGGTGGTGCAGTTGGAACGTTATGGAATAATAATCTTGAGAAAAAAAGATTAAGACAAAATTACGAAGAGAAAAAAGGAATATATGATGACGCTGTTTTAAAGAACGAAGAAGCGCAACACAACAAAAAAATAGCAGACAAAAACCTTGATAATCGAAGAACGAACCTGAATGACTATCTTAAATTGCAAGGTAGTAAGATGAATGCGGACGATTTGAAAGGAATGGACGAACAACAAGCCTTGCAAGTCCTGCAGCAAAGTGGTGTTAATACTTCTAAGTTCGGAGATAGCTTTGGTTCTTTATTTAAAGGATTTACGGGGGCAAGTGATGCTGCTGCACAAGCATCAGCACAAGCAAGTCAAGCAGCCAGTGCAATGCAAAATGCTGGACAAGGGTTGCAAGGAGCTAAAGCTGCAATGGGCAAAAGTGTCGTTCCGACAGATGCTATTATTAAGGGGGTAAATCAGAATGTACAATCTCTTAATGATTTAACGAAAAAATATGTCGGAAGCAATACACAATTTGCTAAAGGCATGGAGAAATTTGCGGAAAGTTCGCAAGAAGCTACTGCTGCATTCGATTCACTTAAGAGTGGCGATTTCTTTGGCGTAATCTTACATCTTAGTAATGCTTTTGAATCTCTTGCGCAAAGTATTGGTGGTTTCTTTGGATATGATAATGGTATTGCTGCATGGGAGAAAGAAGTTGACCATTACAATAGACTTTCTGGTATATGGGACGACCTTATCAGCAAGAAGAGCGAATATGTTAACATGTCGTTTGGTAATGCTGCGGTTAAAGCTATAGAAGAAGTTGAAAGCCTATACAAATCGGAAGAAACGAGTGCTAAAAAATTGATGCAAACATACCTTAAAATCCGCGAGATTGGCCATCATTCTAACAGTTATAAAAATAACAAAGCAATAAGAAAAGCTGGAGGTTATGATGAATGGTCACGTTTGGCAGGTGTGAGCATAACGCAAGCAAAGGATTTTTACTTAAGAGATTATTCGTACGAAGAATTGCTTGCTCTTAAAGGCGCAAAAAATGGCGAGTTTTGGGGGAGCATGGATAAAGATATGCAAAGCTATCTTGAAACATTGCTTGAATGCAAAAAGAACACGGAAGATTTCCAACAAACAACACTTGAAAAGTTGACAGGTATAAAGTTTGATGATATGTATCAAAACTTTATGTCAGCATTAAGTGATATGAGCAAAGGCGCAGATGATTTTGTCAATGACTTTAAAAACAACATGTTGAAAGCATTGATTGAAAATCAAATGGGCGATGAAGTTAAGAAATGGACTGAAGATTTCGTTAATCGCTATCAAGCAGCCGTTAAATCTGACGGTGGAAAGATTAGTGAAACACACGCACAGCAATTCAGACAAGAAATATCAGAAGCAAGCAATAACTTTTTCCATAAGCGCCAAGATTTAGCAAATTCTATTGGTCAAGGGAACGCGGCAAGTAGCGGAGAACAGAAAAAAGGCTTTGCTACTGCAAGTGAAGAAAGTATTGAGGAACTCAGCGGACGTGCATTAGCACAGACGGAAGCTCTATACAGCATTCATGAGCAACAACTATTAGATACTGCAAAACTTGACAATGTAAACAATTCAATGTTAATGCTTATCAGTATCGAAACGCAAAGAAACAATTGGTACGATGAATCAATTAATATTCAGAAGACCTCGGTTACTCATCTTGCTAACATTGAGAAGAATACGAATGAGTTGTTTGTTATTAGCGAACGCTTGCAAAAGATAGAAAAGAACACGAGAAATATATAAAAACAATGGTAGGACAGGCAACAATAAATAATAACGATTTATTTCTGTGCTATGGAGCAAGTCTTGTAAAAGGAGCGTATAAAACGCTCTTGCAAGGCCTGCAAGCAAAGGAAATAGTTAAGAACACAAGTAGGATTGAACATGGCGACAGAGTTGTTATAACAGAAGATTATCCAATAAAGATTGCATCTCGCGAATTGTCTTTATCCTTCATAATTGAGGGGAAAACACGTTCAGAGATGTTGTCTAATCGAAAATCTTTTTTGAATGATTTAATATCATCGACAATTATAAAGTTCAATGCAAATAAGTTAGGATTAGGCTTTAAGTTTGTATTTAGAGAGGTAACAGAAATTGTTGACTACACTAATAACAAATTTTGCACGATACAAATAAAGTTCTATGAACCCAACCCACAAGACAGGATTAACTTATGAACATATCAATCTATAATGCTAATAACGAGTTACTTTATGATATGCCCTCCATTTATGAAGGGTGTATCGAAAAGTGCGAGTTGATGAAAGAAGATAGTATAACGTTAAAATTCTCGCTTGTTACCCCCATTTATTTTCCAATTGGTTCTTTCGCAATATGGAGAGGGAAGAAGTATGTCGTAACAACAATTCAAAATCCTACCTATAACGAAAATACAGGTGGTTATGATTATGAATTAAAGCTTGATGCTTATTACTATGCATGGAAATTGCGTATCTATAAATATAAGCCAGAATCAGACACGTTGAATACGCGCGAAACAAATTTCTCGCTAACTGCAAATCTTGAATGGCAAGTAAGGTGTTTGTTACGATGTTTGAAAATTGAAGGTTTTATCTTTAATAAAGATACTGATTTTACTTATTTAATTCATAACATAAAAGATGATGGCCTTGATGAAGTAAAAACATTGAGCTACAATTCAACTAACTACATTGATGCACTTAATCAAATTGCGAAAGAATGGGATACTGAATGGTGGGTAACTGATAATTTCGTACATTTCGGTAAATGTCAAGATGCAGAAAAAACGAATGTAGATTTTATCCTTGGGAAGAATGTTGTAAATATGACATCTTCTAAAAGTGAAGGCGAACATGCTACACGTGTGTACGCCTTTGGCTCGTCACGTAATATGCCTCCTAACTGGAATAAAGGTGAAGTAGATTTTAGTGTTGTAAGCGTTGATAAAGAAAATAAAACATTCAAGTTCGATAAAGATATTTATTCGGATTATTTTGAAGATTACGAAAAGACAAAGGTCTTCGATTATGAAAGAATAGAATTTAGTGCAGTAAGAAAACTGATTGACACTAAAAAAAATAAATATGATTTCATACAGATAAAATCTAATATATTTGAACTTGATGTAAACGAATACAAGTTGGGTGACAAGTTATACGCACTTGATAATTACGGCAACAAGGATAGATTTGCAATACGTATATTATGCGAAAGAAACGATTATAATCAAGTGCCAACAATAAATGGTGCAATAACAACTATTTTTCTATTCCAACAAGAAAATGACGGTAAATATTATAAAACTACAATTAAAAATCAAAAGATAGATATTAATCCAACGGGGACATATCAAAACGCTCTTGTATATATTCCTTTCGATGAATTAAATATAACAAAAAAGCAAAAGTGTTACATCTTAATTGATTTAGTGTTTTTGTATTCAGATGACTACAAAGGTGAAATTACAGTTTCTGAAGGTACAAAATTGTGTATCAGAACAAGTGCTGAATACTACAAGATACATTCTTTACTTGCAAACGTCAATGCAAATGGTATTGAAAGTGCAAGTGATTCGGCAATATTCTCAACAAAGGTAGGTGAATTTAATTTTAGGTGGGAAGACAGTGAAACAGCATTGCCTAAGCAAGGCGATAAGTATCGCATCAAAAACCTTATAACAAACAAATTGCCTTCATGGTGGTTTAAGGCAAATAGTCAAGATGCCGAAACCATTAAACAAATGTCAGAAACTCATTTGCCACTTGCAAGTCCAGGGTATATTGATATAGAAACACCGAAAAACGATGCTGAAATTGTTGAAAAAGTTCTTGTTTTCGATGATATATATCCACGGACAAAAACAACTATTACGAAAGTAAATGACAAGCTGCAAAACGTAATGAGTGATGACGGTAAGACACCAACAGGAGAAAAATATACTGAGTACTACATTCAAACTTCAAATTTTACGTTTAACGAAGAATGGCAGCTGCAAAACGGAGAAAATATGAAGATTAAATTTCAATCGGGAGCGCTCACTGGCCTTACTTTTGAAACAGAATATAATTCAAGCGAAACACCTCCTGAAAAAGATAATACGAATGTCGTTGAGCATACATATTTTCGCATTCTAAGACAACAATTTGATGGTGGCTTAATGTTACCCAATGGCGCAATGTATCCGAAGGTTGGTGATGAATTTATTCTTACAGGTTGGGATGTTACGCGACTTGACGAAGAGCTTATAAAGAACGCTCAAGACGAGCTTGCAACTGAAACTGCAAAAGAATTAAAGAAAATGGCAATAGACCCGAATACGTATGAATGTACGCTATTCAGTGATATTGCATACGGAAGGAATATTGAAACGTTTATTGTTGATAAGAATGGTTTTCACCTAATAGACAAAGACGGAAACGAAATCACAACAGATGACAGCGGAAAAGAACTTAATCCTGATATGACATGGGATTTTGACCTTGGAAGACGGATAACGTTATATAATGGTGCTTTCTTTCGCTCTGGTAAACGTGCATCACGTGTTATTGGTTACGAAAAGAAAATGGATATACCTTTCGATAGTCCTATCTACAAAGTTGGTGAGAAGGCAGAATATTCTCGCCTTGGAGATTTAGAAAAGCAAATTAGTGGGACATCTCCTACGATAGGAACACAAGGATTGCAATATCTTGGACAGACAACAAGTGGAGGAGGTTCTGTATATCTAATCAAGAGACAAGATAAAACAGAAGCAAGTGATTCGAATACTTATTCTGCATTGAGAGCGCAATTTGAATTTCTGTCAAAACAGAAAGACCAAAATGCTTTCGGTAATATAAACTTCCTTTCTGGGATTAGTGCTAAAGGTTCTAATAACGGAACTGCAACAGCAGCGGACGGAATTTGCGAATATTATTAAAATAAAAATATGGCAAGACTTTTATCAACATGGTTTGACGGATTTATAGGCTCGGCAAAAGCAACAGGTAATTTTGTGCTGAATGCCCTCGGCAAAAAAGTGCCAGAAATGGCTGAACACTATATGTCCGATTTTGGTGGGTATGGTTGGAAAATGCAAGAAGACGCGAATGGAAAATATATCCTTGAATTGGATAGTTTGAAAATTCGTGAGAGCCTTATTGCACATAGTCTAATAATAGACCAGATACGTGCTATCTGTGGCTCATTAGGCATCAGCCAAGCGTGTGGTAAGGTAAAGGAAGTGCAACAAGATAACACGAACTATTACCTTATCATGGAGGGCGAAGAAACGCATGGATATGGCGGCTTCGCAGCAAAAGACTTTATCCGTTGCCAACGTTGGACTGGCAATGGACTAAAAGGTTATTGGGTTAAGGTTAATTTTTTGGGAGATAATGGAAATGGACATCAAAATGTTTTAGCTATAAGCAAATCTGAATTTAAAGGTGTTATCAATCAAGACAACGGCACGAAAGCAGACTATGTAAGCGAAAGCACATCTTCTATGTCGTTACCTTCGGCTGGAGACGAAATCGTGCAGTATGGTAACGAAATAGATAAAACACGACAAAGCGCAATCTACATACACGCAAATGGAAATGGGCAACCCGCACTTGATATTCTTACAGGCATTCATTCTAAGTCTTTTGACGGTTGTTTAGCTTGTCGCCTTGGTGGAGATTTACCTAATGGCGGTTTCGGCCTATATAGCAAAAATGGCCGTGTTATGTCACAATCAGAAAGTGGAGAAGTACACTATACACTTAACCCAGACGGAACATTTGAACTTGGTAAAGGCGCGATTTCCTATGACGGCAAAGGAACAGTGACTATCGGTAGCAATGTCGTTATCAAGTGGGGAGCGCAGAGCCAAACGACCTACAAATGGGCCGTTAGCGACAATGGAGTTACCGCCCCGAATTATGGCTGGGACAGTACATTCCCAACCAACATTGCGCAAGGTAAGTACATCTGGAAACGCACATTTTATCCCGACGGCACTGAGACCACAGAGCTGATTGGCTTCGTTGGTAAAGACGGTAAGATACCAACTTTTACGTATAAGTATGCCACAAACACATCGGCAACGACTGCCCCAAATGGTGATTGGAGTGAAACATTCCCAACTAATATAGCGCAAGGCACATATTTATGGAGACAAACAATTGATAGTAGTAATAAGGTTATAGCTACAGAATTGCTTGGCTTCGTTGGTAAGGACGGTATTAACGGGCCACAAGGTCCTTCTGGGCCACAAGGTCCTTCTGGACCGCAAGGCCCTCGCGGCCCACAAGGCGATGACGGAGCTACCTACTACATTCTTGCCCCCGTTGGCTCAATATCGCGAACACAACAAGGCACGGTGACACCCTCTTATAGCCAAAAGACGATTACCGTTGAAGCATACAGAACGCAAGGCTTAAAATCTACGAAGTTTACAGGAGGTAAAATGAAGTGGGCCATATATGCCGATGACGGCTCTGGCGGCACTACGATAGCACAAGAAGGCACAGGAGATACGGCAACGCTTGTGGCTACTCGCGCAACACGAATAGAGTTTAAACTCTACCTTGACAAGGTAGAAGTTGCACAAAAAACTATTCCTGTCGTTTGGAATGGTAAGGACGGTACGAACGGCAAAGACGGAGCAGACGGAACGAAGACGGAAGATCGGAAGAGCG